GAGTGTAGCACGGGTGGGAGACCAAGCGAGAGGTTGCCGGGCTCGTGGCCTGGAAGGGCGGCACCGCCGCCATGTCCGTGGACTGGGATGCCAGCCTCGGGAACCACGTCGCCACCGCTTCGGACGGCACGGAAGTCTTCCAAGGGGACACCGTAGAGACGGTGCTCTCGATTGCGGAGTTCGTGGTCGAGCCCGGCGTGCTCGATGCCGAGAAGGCTCGTTGGTGGATCAAGGTTCAGGCACTCCCGCCCGGCGAAGTCCGAGCGACATATGGCCTGCCTGACACTCCTCCGGGAGACATCACTGCCGGCATGACGCCGTTCCAGCGCAAGCTCATGGCATCCTCCAAGGGGCACAGCGACGAGATGGTGGATCTCACCCTCGTGCTGACCTACTACGAGCGCCCCAACGGTGATGCGCCCAAGGGCCGGGTCGGCGTGGTCGTCAACGGCAAGATGGTGGACGGCCCGAAGCCGTGGCCGTTCCCGTGGAAGGATCACCTGAACCTGGCCGTGAGCCGGGAGTCCATCCTGGAGAACGCATGGGCCGGTGACACCGTGCTGACCCAGGCCATCCCGGTGCAGACGCTCCTGAATCTGAGCTGGTCGAGCATTGCCGAGCACATGAAGCTGGCCGGCAACGCCCGCCTCATGGTGCCCCAGTCGAGCATGGACCTCATTGAGCAGATGTCGGACCTTCCCGGCGAGCTGGTGCCCTTTGCTGACGGGCAGCAGCCACCGACGTGGCAGAGCCCGCCCCAGATGCCGGGCTGGTGGCTGGAGCAGCCCCAGGTGCTCTCGAACGAGCTGGACGACCTCATGGGCGTCCACGACGTGAGCCGAGGCCAGGCGCCCGTCAATATCGAGTCCGGGGTCGGGCTCTCCGTGCTGGCCGAGAACGACACCACTCCCGTAGGCCGACTGGCCAAGGAGCAGGCCGGCATGTTCTCGAAGGTCGCCACGATGGTCCTCAAGCTCTACGAGGTCATGGTGACCGACACCCGCAAGGCCGTCATCTCCACGCCCGGTCAGCCGGCGGAGACCGCCCGCTGGAACGGCAAGGATCTCCAGGGCCAGACCAGCGCCAAGGTGCCGCTCGACGCCATCCTCCCCCGCAGCCGGGCAGCGCTCAAGGCCCAGGCCGACAGCATGCTCCAGATGGGGCTCATCACGTCCATTGCCCAGTACGCCAGCGTGGCGGAGCTGCCGGACGCCCACCGGATGATCGACGCCCTCAGCCCGGACATCGCTCGGGCTCGCCGGGAGAACGCCATCATGGCCCAGGGCCAGGTTGCGATCCCGATGGAGATTGACGACCACGCAATCCACATGGACCAGCACCGGACGTTTATGAAGTCCCCCCGTTTCGACCTCATGTCCGAGGATCAGAAGCAGGTCTATTACGACCACATCCAGGCGCACGAGGTCATGCAGTCCCAGGCCATCGCCCAGCAGCGCACACGGGCGGCCATCGACCCGGCGCTCGGCGCCATGCCGGACAAGACGGGAGCCCCGCCGCTCCCGCCTGAGCTGCTCATGTCCGGGCTCCAGCCCGAGGCAGCCGCACCGGGCTCTCCTGCTGGCGGTACCGTCCCGCCCGGCGGTGAGGAAGCTCCTCCCGCTCCATAAGCCATAGGAGACAAGGGCCTGATGCCTGATCCAGTAGAACCCTCTGCACCCGCCGCCGATCCCGTTGTGGAGCCGGTCACGACGCCGGAGGTTTCTCCTGCTGTCGAGCCCGTGGTTGAGCCGGTTGTAGAGCCCGAGGTGGACCCGTTTGATGACGAGGCCACCGACACGTTCGAGCGTGCATACGTCGAGAAGATCCGCCGAGAGGCAGCCGAGCGCCGTACCAGCCTCAAGCCCTATGAGGAAGCGTTCGCTCCGTTCAGCGAGCCCGAGCGTGAGGTCCTGATGAGCCTCGTGCGGGACATCGGCAACCCGGAGACCATCGGCGAAGCCGCCCAGCGCATGAAGGACCTTGCCGAGCGCATCCTGGCGCCCGACGAGGAGACCCCGGAGCCCGTCACCCCGGAGCCCACTCCCGAGGTCGAGATCCCGAAGACCGCCGAGGAGTTGCAGGCTTTCATCGACAAGTACGTCTCTGACCGTGAGACCGCCAGCTCCACCGCAGCTGCCGAGGCCAAGGCCCAGGAGGATGCGGTCCAAGCCGTCATCAAGGAGACCACCGACCTCGGCTACGAGCCGGGCACGAGGGAGTATGAGACCGTTCTGCTGCGGGCCAGCCAGCAGTTCGACGGTGACGTGAAGGCCGCCCACGCCGCTATCGAAGCGGAGAAGCAAGCCGTGATCGACAAGTTTGTGGAAGAGGCAGCGCTCAAGGGCGCCGTATTCCCGAAGGTCGCTGGCGGCAGCGGCGCTCCGGCCGACCCGGCCGGCGGGCACGATAAGACGTGGGCCGGCGCTCGCAAGAGCATGCTCTCCCGGATCAAAGACTGATGCAACGGGTGGAGGTCATCTGGGAAGATGCCTTCGGGGATGTGGACGAGTGGGTCCGCACCGAAGACATTGCCTCGGAACCACGAGAGGTCACCACTGTCGGCTGGGAGATCAAGGGCGCCAACAAGCGCCATTACGTGATCGCCGGGAGCCACGACCCAGCTACGGGAGCGTGGGCGCACATCCTCCATATCCCGAAGGGAATGGTCAAGAAGCGCACCATCCTGAAGTAGCAACGTAAGAACTCACGGAGCCCCGGCCTGCTGGCCGGGGCTCTTTGCGTTGCGGCCCGCATACCCCCCTCGGGTATGTGCTTTCCTTCAGATGTCCAGCCGGGTTGATCCCGGAGAGCCGCTCGAAACCCTGGAGGTGGAGGCAGCGCTGGCACCACCCAGTTCCGCTATCCGACCCACCCTTGAAAGGGGATCGCAATGCCTTTGTCCCTCGCCACCGCCGACTCGGCGCTGAAGGAAGACTACCTGCCCACAATTCGTGAGCAGGTCAACAACACGTTCAACTTGCTCAACCAGATCGACAAGAACTCGGACGACATCGAAGGTCGTCGTGCGGTGCTGTCGCTGCATGTGAGCCGCAACTCGGGTGTAGGCGCCCGAGCTGAAGGTGGCACCTTGCCCACCGCCGGTAACCAGAGCTACGCCGAGGAGCGAGTGCCGTTGCGGTACAACTACGGCCGCATCCAGCTCAACGGTCCCGTGATCCGGGCCATGAAGTCCGACAAGGGCTCGTTCACTCGTGCAGTCGAGTCCGAGTCCAAGGGCGTCACGAACGACCTCAAGCGTGACGTGAACCGGCAGATCGCCGGCACCTCGGACGGCGTGATCGCCGGTTGTGGTGTCACCACGGCCAGCACCACGCTCGTGCTTGCGGCCACCACCACGCTCGTGCAGCTTCGGCAGTTCGAGGTCGGCATGGTGATCGACGCCGGCCCGGTGGCCACACCCACCTCGGCCTTCTCCGCCCGCACCATCCAGAGCATCAACCGTGCCGCCAAGACGATGGTGATTTCGGGCGCAGTCGTGACCACGGCCGCCACTGACTTCATCTCCCGTTCGGGCGCTGGCGGAGCCACCACTTCCCAGAAGGAATTGACCGGGCTCCAGACCATCGTGGCGGCCTCCGGCACGCTGCACAACGTGGACCCCACCGTCAACCCCACTTGGGTCAGCTACGTGCGGGCCACCGTGGGCACCATCTCGGACAACGTGTTCGAGTTGGCCGTCGACACCATCGGTATCGAAGGCGGGGAGATCCCCGGCTACATCATCACCACGGACGGCGTGCGCCGGGCCTACAGCAATACCCTCACCTCCCAGAAGCGGTTTAACGACACCAACTCGTTGGACCTCAAGGGCGGGTTCAAGTCCCTGTCGGTTTCGGCCGGCGGCGGCGACATCCCTCTGACTTGGGACCGGGACATCCCCACGGGCTTTGCGTTCGTGCTGGGCCTGCCCCACCTCAAGCAGCACGAGATGTCGGACTGGGAGTTCATGGATGAGGACGGCGCCATTCTCAGCCGGGTCTCGGGCGTGGATGCCTACGAGGCAACGCTGTTCAAGTACCACGAGCTTTGCACCGACAAGCGTAACGCCCACGGCGTTATGACCGGGATCACCGAAGCCTGATCCACTCGCTACCTGATGGAGCCCGCCCGCAAGGGCGGGCTCTTTCCGTTCTACCCTCCGGTCCTCATGCGTGAAGTCACTCTCTCCCGTCAGCAGATCCAGCACCCTGAAGTCGTCAACGGCAAGACGTTGTGGATTGCCCCCGAAGTCAAGGAGATCCTGGACCGCCTCCAGCTCGGAGATCCGGCGCTCGGCTGGGAGGGAGATCCCCGCCTGGCCCTCTTCCGTGAGGATGGCCGCTGGGTGCTTCAGCGCTTGGAGCATGACGACGTGTATCGGATCGTCTGCCGCAGCAAGCCCGGCCTCAAGCTGGACGGCTCGCTCATCCTCCACCTCATGGCCCACGACATGAAGAAGAAGACCGCCGAGCAAGTCCTGGCGGAGATCGACAGTCACAACGACGCCATCGAGAAGGCCAACACCCAGACCTCTGAGGCGAAGATGGCGGAGATGCTCGGCAAGGCGTACTGGGCGCTCGGCAAAGATGTGGGCCACCACTACTGAGCCGCACCGCTCCGTAAGACTCCGCCTACCCTTCGGGCATGGCTGACCTCACCGCACTCCGAGCCCGTCTTCTGAACGATCTCGGATTCCCGAGTGATGACGCCCACTTCACCACGACCATCCTCGACTCGCTCATCAATTCGGCGCTCGAAGACATCGCCACCGATTACGACTGGCCGTGGCTCCAGATCGAGACCACCTTCCCAACGGTGAACGCCCAGCAGGCCTACACCCCGCCCGCCGGCTGGACCCGTACCGTCTGGATCTCCGATGACCACGGCCGAGACATCCAAGCCGTCCAGCGCCGGGACCTGATTCAGTACGACGGCACAGTGGGACGCCCGCATGTGTACGCCATCTCCGCCGAGAAGATCCGGCTCGGGCCGACGCCTAATGCCGTCATCACCATGTCCCACGGCTACATCGGCAAGGAGACGGCGCTGGCCTCGCCCACCGACGTACCCCTCTGCCCGTACCCCGGACTCATCATCGCTTACGCCGGAGCCCGAGCAGCTCGCAAGCTGGACGACTCCACGCTCCTCTCCATGTTCCAGATCGAGAAGAAGGAGCAGATTGACCGCATCAAGGACAACATGCGCCGGACCTCCTCGCCCATCAGCATCCGCACCCGCTCGGACTTTGTGATCTGATGCCCGCCGACAAGTCACAGCGCATCCGCTATTCCGACTTCAGCGGCGGAGACTATGGGGAGACCTCGCCCGACCGGGCGCCGGCTAACACGTTCTCGGCCAAGAACATGGTCGTCTACAACACCGGGCTCATCGGTCCTCGTGCAGGGGTCAAGTCCCTCGGATTTAGTAGCAAGCCGACCGGCGTGGTCATGGGCATGTTCTGGCGGGGCACCAACCCCGACCTCGCCGTCATCGTCGGCACGACCGTGTATCGAGCGACGGTCACCGCTCCCGGTGCGATGACCTCGTTCACGGGCGCCCTCGCCAGCACGCCCACACAGCAGGTGCGGGGATTCGAGTACGGCAACAAGGACCTCTACATCACCAGCTTCGGGGACAAGAGCTACGTGCTGGACTTTGTGGGAGGAACGCTCACCGCTCTGGCTGGTTCTCCCGGAGGGTACGACATCGCCCTCTACGGCGAGCGCATGATGGTGACCGGCGCATCGGGATTTCTCACTCGGGTGTACTACTCGGATGCCGGGGACTTCACGACGTGGGGAGCTACCAACTGGTTTGACGTGCCGAACAGCTCGGGCGCCGCCACGGGCGGATTCGCCCAGCGCAACCAGTTCAGCGTCCTCACTCAGAACGGTGAGTGGCACGCCCTCACCGGGCTGCCCACCACCGGCACCCTTCGGCGGGTAACCGGCGGCGGTGTCCACCCGTGGACCGCCTTCGCTGACTGTGCCGCCCTGCTGGGCTCGGACCAGATCATCTTTGTCCCGATCTCGGCCGACTACCCCGCCGTGTTCAACGGCAGCACGGTGCAGGAGAAGCGGTACCTCCGCCTCAACGACACCACGGCCCAGCTCGGGCTCACCACCGTGAAGGTAGTCAAGGGGTTCCGCCCGGACGAGGCCGTGATCCTCTTCCCACTCACCGACAAGGGTGGCCTCTACCGCAACGGCGTCTGGACCCGGCACACCTTCGGCGTGGACATCAGTGTCTACGCCACCTCGGACGGCCAGGGACACATCCACCTCACCGATGGCGGAGGCGTGGCCTCGCAACCGAACTTCTGGATCTGGAGCATTGACCTCTCCCGGCCGGCGTTCACGTCCGACACCTACGCCCAGCCGGGCGATGCCTCCACGACGCCGCTCGACGCCGAGGTCACCTTCCCCGAGTTCTGGGCGGAGGAGGGCAACGAGGTGCGTGTCCGCAAGGTCACGGTGGACTTCACCAAGTGGGCCACCGGCAGCGCTACCGACAACGGCTTCACCGTGACGCCGACCTCGCACTCCCGGTGGGAGATGCCGGACGGCCTGGCGGCCACCGCCCAAACCTGGAGCGAGCCCGGCGCCAGCGCCACTACCTCCGGCGTCCGCTCCCGCAAGACGTTCCTGTTCGGTCCCGAGTCCCGCTTCGGCGGCGGCATCAGCCTGAAGCTCAGCGCCGTCAAGGGCGTTGCGTTCCAGGACATTGTGGTCGAGCTGGACGTGCGGCCCAAGAGCCCGAGGAGCTGACGTGGCCGTCAGTAACAAGCCCTGCTGGGAGTTCCCGCACCGCTGGCGCCAGGTGGCCGAGAGCCTCATGCCCGAAGGCACCCAGATGAGCCCGGACACCGTGCGGCTCCTGGAGGAGCGGGACCGGGCGCTGGAGGACAAGCTCTGCACCCTCGGCTCGGGCGTCACCCCCGGCACTTCGGTGCCACCCGTGTGGGTGGATACCCAGGGTGTTGGCAACTCGTTCGTGCCCAGCGCTCTCACCAACTACGCCCTGTATGGCCCGGACGACCTGATGATCGTCTGGGCCTCCAAGGCCGGACCCGGCATTGCCGGCACATGGGTCGGCGGAGTGTTCGATGAGCTGGAGATCATCGACAACTTCAAGTCGGCCGCCATCCGTGCGGCCTTCATCTCGGACCTGACGCCTGCTGCCACCTATGGCTACTCGGGTGCCACGTCACACCAAGTTGCCGTCATCTCGGGCGTGCTCCGGCCGTCGAGTGCGCTGGACTCCAGCCTCGTCTTCTACTACAACGCCACCCCCGTCTCGCATGGCTCCATCACCACGCCGGCCGGTGACGCCACGGCGCTATACGTTGTCCGTGACGAGTACAACCTCAACGCCACGGTCACGATGGCGTCCGCCACCATCTCGGGCACCACGATGGTGGGTACCGTTGAGACCGGACCCCAGGTCAACCAGGGACTCTTTGAGGCCGGGCTCAGCTCGCCGGGCCTCCACGCCATCGACTCCCTTCCCGGAGGCACGGGCGGTGGAGCTGCGGACAGCTTCGCCGGGTGCGTAGTTCTGCCAGCCGCATAAGACTCTCCAGGCCGACGTACCCTTCCCGGCATGGCAATCACCCCGCTCCGTAGTTCCTCCGCAGGAATACCCGCCACGTCGAGCCTGGCCTCTATTGGCGGCGGGGACTACAGCGGCATTGCGGCAGCGGTGGCTCCGGCCCCCGCCGTTACGCCGACCGCCGCCCCGGCCGGGAATCTGGCATACACCGACCCGACCTATCTCGCTTTCCTTCGGGAGACGGGAGTAACCGACGCTGAGGCCCAGGGCGAGGCCGCCTCCCGCATCGCCCGCCTGAACGGCCGGGTGGAGGACATGAAGCCCGTCTACGCCGACCGCATGCGTCTCGGGCTCCGCAACATCTCGGAGAACGCCGAGAGCCAGGGAATGTTCCGCTCGGGCCGCCGGCTGGAGGATCAGACCCAGTTCCAGACGGACACCAACCGTGAGCACCAGAGCGCCATCAATGACATCGAAGACCAGAAGATGGACATTGGCACCAGCCTTGCCCAGGGCATTGCGTCCCGGCGCCGGCAGAAGTCCGAGGAAGAGTTAAACGCCCAGGACCGGGCAGCTCGTGAGAACGCTCAATACGGGATTGGATGATCGTGCCCACGACCCAGGATGAGAACCAGAAGCGGGCGCTTCTGAGCGCTATGGCCCAGTCGGGCACCCAGGCCAAGGCCGACGTGAACGCCGCCGCAGCGGCCCCGCCCACCGACATCGGGACGCCGGCCGTAGTGGCCCCGCCCGCAGCTCCAGCTCCGGCAGCTCCCGCAGCTTCGGCGCCGGCCGTCACGGCGGATGCCGGAGGCACCAAGGCCCAGGCCGCCCAGGCCGCCGCCCAGCGGGCCGCTCTCGTGAACGCCCCGATGACCCAGGCCGTCCAGGACGCCGGGCAGTCCAACGCCGTTTATGACCAGGCGAGCGCCCACCACAGCCGCAGCGCCGCAGCGACCGCCGCCCAGCGGGCCTCCTCGGCCAGTGCGAACGGCAACTACTACGCCATGCTGAACGCCGCCAAGCCAATCATGCAGCAGCGCACGCAGCTCGCCGTGCAGCAGATCCTTGCCGACAAGGCCGACCGTGACGCCCAGAATCAGTACCAGCGGGACGTGCTCGGGCTCAACCGGGACAAGTTCAACCTGGAGCGCCAGCAGTTTGATGCCACCGTGCCGGCGAATATGTCCAAGCCGCTCGGCATCTCTGACGCCGCCACGCTGCTGAACTCCACGCCCGAGCAGGTGAACGCCCTCCAGGGCACCAGCTCCTACGCCAAGGGCCGGGAGATGACGCTGAACGCCGCCAAGCAGGGCATGTCGCTGGACGAGTTCAAGGCCCAGGTCCTCGCCCAGGCGAAGGCCGGCGCCCTCGGTGACGTGGAGGGCGAGGACCAGCTCGGTGTGGCCAAGCTCCTCATCGCCATGTACTCCCCCGTGTTCGCCAACAAGGACGAGGCGGCCGGGCTGGTCAAGGCCATCCCCGAGGCCAAGGAGCTGAACGCCAACTCGGCCGTTGCCGACCAGGCGCTCCAGGGCATCGCTGGCATGGAGTCCGCTCAGCGAGCTGACGCAATGGCGGTCAACACCAGCGCCAAGGCCGACAAGGCTCGAAAGGCCCTCACGGATCAGCTCGTGATGAAGGGCATCAGCAAGAAGGACGCCGCCCGTCTTGCCTCCAAGCGTTACCCCGCAGGTAAGTAACTCACACAGCATACCCTGCTGGCGTGCCCCGCTCATTCGCTGACGCCGTATCCGACTCCTCTTCAGGCTCCACGAGCTTCGGCTCCAGGGAGGCCGCCAAGTCCGTCGTTGTTGACGGCAAGGCGGTAGCGGCCAAGCAGTTCGTCCAGAACATTGCGAAGCTGCGGGCGCTCGGCGGGGACCACCAGAAGCAGGCCGATGCCATCCTGGCCAAGTACGGGCCGGGCATCCCGCCCGAGATGCTGGCCGGCGCCGGGCTTGCGGTTCCGAAGCAGGACTCCAGCGTCCTCGCCGGGTTCAAGCGGGTCGGTACGGGCGCCCTCGTTGGCGCAATGGACATCCTCGGCCGCCCCGGCCAGGCGGCGCTCCAGACGCTCCAGGCGGCTGGCAGCGCTGCGGGGCTCGACTTCGGCGAACACGCTGACTTCTCCGATGCCTTCGGAGCACTGGAAGGCCACGCCCCGGACGGGCAGCTCAACCTCCGCTCGGCCACGGGACGAGATCCCAACGGCGGAGGCCGGCTCGCTGGGTTCTTCGATACGGTCGGCTCGATTGCGCTCGACCCGACCACGTACATCTCCGCCGGCACCAAGCCGCTGGCCGAGCAGGGCCTCAAGGCCATCGGTGAGCATGTCGGGGAAGAGGCCGCCGCCACCGTTGCGAAGCAAGGCCTCAAGGCCGGACTGACCGACGCTGAGCGGTCCATTCTGAAGCAGGGCATTGAGAGCAGCTCCGAGGCGGCCCTCGCCAAGTCGGCGCCCGGCCGGGTCGCCAAGTTCCTGCTGCCGTCCGAGCGGGCCATCGGCGCTCTCGCCCCCGAGGAGCAGTATGCACAGCGGGTGCTGCGGGCCACCGAGGCGTCCGGCCAGGGCGGGCTCCGGTTCGCTGGCTTCACGCTCGCCTCCGGGGATGCACTCCATGCCGCCCGTGTCGGCGCTGGCGTGTCGGATGAGGTGGCCACGGCCGCCCGCCTGCCGGGCCGGGTCCTGGAGCACGCCACCAACGCCGTGGTCGGCAAGCCCCTCGGCTACCTCGCCGACAAGAGCCAGAGCGCTCGCAAGGTGGCCGGCGGACTGTTCCGCCCGCACAACGACGTGATCGTGGACAAGACGATCTCCAAGGAGGGCGCCGCCCAGGTGTCCGAGGTGCTGTCCCACGGCCGCGCCTTCAGCGGCCAGGAGGCCGACGCCTTCACGCACCGCATCACGGCCCTCGCCAAAGAGGCCGGCGTGTCCAACACCGAGCTGGAGGAGAGGTTCCTGCCGGCGCTCGACATCGGTGGAGACGTTGCCAAGACTGCCGAGGCCCTTCGCTCCGAAGGCCGGGAGCCGGCGGCCAAGCTCCTGGAGGAGCTGGACGGCCCGCTGCGGGAGCACACGAGGGACCTGGCGGTCGCCGCCGGGGCCAAGGAGAGCAGCGAGCTGGACAAGGTTCGGACCAAGGCATTCGCCAAGGCCCACGCCGAAGAGGTTGACGCTGCTATGGCCAAGCTGCCTGAGCACCGAGAAGCGGCTCGTGTGGCCCGTGAGGAGGCTGAGAAGGCCCATCAGGCACTCGGAGACATCCGAGCCGACCTGAGCGCCAAGGTGGAGGCCACAGCGGGTCCTGAGACCAGGCACGAGATCATCCGGGACCACGAGATGGGCAAGAAGGTTGCCGGCCGTTTCCTGAACGAGCAGGACAAGGCCGGCTGGGAAGAGGTCCGGGCCATCCGCCAGACCGAGAAGGCCGTCGAGCAGCAGGAGCGGCTCGCCCACGCAATCGAAGAGGCCCGCATGAATCGGCCGGGTCCGCTGACGCACGCCGAGAGCAAGGCGCTGGGAGCCGCCGAGGCTCGTGCCCACGATCTGGAGGAGGCCGCCAAGAAGCTGGAGAGCCGGGCCGCCTCCACTGAGAAGCGGGCCAACAAGGTGATGAGCAACGGCGCCGTGAAGCGGGCGAACCGGGCCGCCGACAAGGCCGTGGCCAAGGAGGCTCGTAACGGGTTCTACCTCATGGACAAGGACTACGTGAAGCGCCAGACCACCGAGGAGGGCCGCAGCATCCTGGAGGCCGCCCGAGGCAAGGAGTCCGCACAGGGCGCCAAGTCCACGGGGCTCCAGCGTGGGCTCAAGCAGGGAGGCTCGGCCAAGAGCCGTGAGCTGTATCCCGAGCTGCCGATCCTGGAGGCCGAGAAGAAGCTCCGGGTGGACTACGCCGACGAGATCAAGGCCGCCGGGCTCGACCCGGAGACCTTCAACTTCTATGAGCATGATCCGCTGAAGCTCACCGCCCAGCGTGGCGTGCAAGCGGCCTACGCCGCTGCCCAAGTGAAGGTCGTCAAGGGCTTCTCCGAGATCAAGGACACTTCCGGCAATCCGCTCCTGATGATCGGCAAGGACGCCAAGGAGGAGGCAAAGAAGCTCGGTTACGTGAGCATCAGCTCCAAGTATTTCGACAAGGCGTATGTCCACCCATCGCTCCAGAAGGACGTGGAGGCCCTCGGCTCTTTCCTCGAAGGCGACGAGGCCACCAAGGCGTTCACCAAGGCCATCGACAAGTGGGGCTCCCTCTGGGCCGGCTACGCCACGGTGCCGTTCATCTTCGGCACTGGCTTCTCGGCCCGCAACGGGCTCAGCAACGTGCTGAGCAACACGCTGGCCGGCGTGCGTGGCAGCGCCTACGTGGAGGCCGGACGCATGCAGATGGCGATTGCGAAGGCCATCAAGGAGTCCGACCACACCATCGGCAAGGAGTTTGACGCCGCACTGGCCGAGCACCTCTCGCCTCGTGACGTGCTGAAGGTGCAAGAGGCCCGGCGCACGGGCGCCATCGACGCCGGCTTCTTCACCGCCGACATGGCCGACCACACGCTGGAGCGCCTCAACGGTGGCAAGCACCCAGTCCTGGACTCGCTCAAGCCGAACGGCAAGAGCGTCGTGCTGGACCGGCACAATCCCGTGCTGGAGGCCGGCGCCAAGTTCAACGAGGTGGTCGAGACCAACGCCCGCCTGGCGCACTTCTCGCACCAGTTTGACAAGCTCGGAGACGCCAACATGGCGGCCCGCTCGGTGAAGAAGTACCTGTTCGACTACAACGAGCTGACGCCCTTCGAGAAGAACAGCATCCGGCGCTACGTCCGCTTCTACACCTACATGCGGAAGAACACGCCCCTCATGCTGTCCGAGATGGTCAAGCAGCCGGGCAAGTTCAGGGCGCTCGGTCACATCCTGGACGGGCTCAACTCCGGTGAGGGCTCCTCGGATCTCGTGCCGCAGTTCGCTGTGAACCAGGGTGACATCAAGTTTGGCAACAAGCTCGTGGGCATCGACTCCCCCTTCGCCACCGCCATGCAGTCCATCGAGCCCGCCCTCCAGGCACTCACGATGGTGCCGGGCGCCAAGCAGCTCCTCCCGAAGTCCATGCGCCCCGAGGGTGGCCTCGGAGAGGTCGCCCAGGGCGCCCTCAACATCCCGAGCGGTGGCCCCATTGAGGTCATCAAGTTCGCTGCCGAGGAGGCGTTCGGCAAGAGCCTGTTCTCCGGGGCTCCGATCAAGACGGACGCCGGCTCGACTCGGGCTCGGTTCGCCGCAGCCATCATGCCGCTGTTCGCCAAGGAGAAGGGCACCCAGCGAAACATCCTGGACTCGGACGGCCGGGACCCGGAGCGGGCTCGCCTGCTCACCACCATGCTGGGACTCCACGTCACGATCAATGACGACAAGGCCCAGAAGGCGGAGCAGTACCGTCAGCTCGATCTCGTGAAGGCCGAGCTGAAGAAGCTCACCGATGCGGGCGTGGAGCTGCCGACGATGGAGGAGCTGACCAACGCTGGCCTCATCCCGAAGGCCAAGAAGACCAAGACGACCCACACCAAGCCGACGACCGCAGCGCAGCGCCGCAAGGCGGCCATCACCTCGCTGAACGCCAAGGGCGTGAAGACCTCATAACGCAAAGAGCCCCGGCCGAAGCCGGGGCTCTGTGAGTTCTTACGGAGGATCACTCGGACGCTGCGGGACTCACAAACTTCCGCACGACGGCGGTAGCGATGAGCGGCAGGGCCGCCTGCCAGGTCGGGGCTCCCACCGCAGCCTGAGCGGCAACGGTGAGCACGGAGACGCTGGCTCCGATGATGACGGCCGGCTCCTTGTGGAAGAAGGCGGATAGGGCGGTGCGGAGTTTGGTCATGGTGCCTTTCAGTGGTAGAGGGCTGAGGAGAGATCCGGGTACTTCTCGGACATGAACTGCTCGATGGGCACGCCCTCGTAGCGCCGGCACAGGTAGTCGAGCGAGACCTCCATGAGGTCGTATCCGCCGTCCTTCACCTCGTGCAGCACGACGATGCCCCGCCAGTGGGCGTTGCCTTGCGGCCCCATGTAGTCCTCATCGTGGAGGTAGCATGCGCCGGCCACGAGGCCACGCTGCTTCAGTGGGCCACGAGGCCCCTGGATGAAGCGGATGCCCACCTGAAGTGTCTGCTGGTGCCCAGCGACAAAGCTGTGCCCGATGTTCTTCAGGCGTGTCTCCATCATGCCGGCGATGGGCTTGCCCATAGCGTTCGGCCAGTAGTGGCAGTACCCGATGCCGTCGATGAACTGCGGCACGAGGAAGTCCACGACGTTCCAGCCGGGGCTCTCCAGTGCGTCCATCGTGAGGAGGCCGTCAAGTGTGGCATCACCCTCAATCGCACGGCGGAGGCGGTCCTCATGGTTTCCCCGAAGGAGCCACTTCTCGGGCTCGTACAGCTCGCCCGTGCCACGGTCGGTCTTCGCCCAGTTGGACTTGTACGTTGGCTCATCGAGCAAGCGGAGCGCACGGTTGCCGGCCTTGATGTCCTCGGAGATCCGGCGGCCCTCCATCGCCTTCTTGCCCTTGTCCCAGAGGCTCAAGCTCGGGAAGTCCCAGTGGTCTCCGAGGTGGATGATCTTGTCGGGCTTGATGTCCAGGATGTACTTGCCGATCCAGAGGAGATGATCGGTCGGAACTCCGGGCTTGACTTGCGTGTCGGGAATGACGAGGTGCGTCATTGTCCCGACGTTGTAGTCAGAGTGACTCACGGAGCTTCGGTCACCGGAGGCTGCACAGTGAGGTTGACGTTGAGATCATGCGTTCCTTCATGTTGGGAGCGGGCTTGCTCAAGGGCATCGGTACTGTCTTGGTGCGCTTGCTTGATTCCGGCCGCAGCGTGCAGAGCGGCCTCGGTGTGGGCGGCGGTGTGTGCCGACTGCCACGTCTGAAGGTCTAGGAGCGTCTTGCCCTGTGCGAGCTGACGATCCTGAACAGTGTTCAACATGGCGATGACGTTGCCCCGGCCGTTACCCTTCACGATGTCCCGAGCTTCTCGGGTTGCGTTGAGCTGTTCTTTGGCGATGCGGAACTGAACACGGTCTCGATAGACGGCAGCTCCGGCTATCAGCCCTGTCCCTAGCAATGCCCACAGCCCGGCGTCCATCTCGGGAAAGGTAGGTCAAGAATCCAACGCTGCTGCGGGGAACGACATCGACCGGACCTGCTTGCCGCCCATCGAAACTCGGTCTCCCCGAGCACCGTAGTGCTGGCCAAGGTACTTGCGAATCGCCTCGGGACCGCCCGGCATCTGGAACTCGGAATTGCGGTTTACGTGTCGGAGAAAGTTCTCGATCCGCATGTGAACGGTGCCGTCCCGGATCACGAGGAACTCCGCAGCATCGGCCTCGTCCAGTGCCCAGAGGATGGCGTCCTTGATGGGGTTGTGGTGCGACGACTCCTCTGCCTCGGAGGTGATGAGCGACCAGTCGGGGCGGCTGAGTTCCTGGCCACCGTGCTCGGTGACGAACTCACCCAGGATGTCCCAGCCCAGCTCCAGCACGCCGATGTTCAAGCGCACTCGGGCGGGCAGCTCCTCGGGGCCGGCGGAGTAGTTGTGGATCTTGGGGAGGTCTCCGGTGGAGAGCTTCTCCTGGAGCCACGAGAGATAGGCGTATGTGAAGCCGCTGCCGGTCCACGAGCGCACCATCTTGAGCGCCTCGGGATTCTTCCCTTCGAGAGGAAGGGAGACGAGGACCATGCGCTCCGTGTGCGACGTTTCCGAGAAGGCATCTTCGCCGCTCACGATGATCGGAGCGCCGGCCGATACGGATGTGACTTCCGCCCAGTGCTTGCCCATGCCGCCCTTGCTGGAGCCCTGTCCGGTGTAGGCGTCACGGAGAATCTGCTGAAGGCTCAGCATCGTCTCCTTGCGTGCGCCTCGGCGGTACTCGTCAAAGTGGATCGGAAAGGCGTTCGAGCTACCAACGAACGAGAAGAGAGCGTGCTCCGTAGTGGAGGTGAGGTTCGTAGTGATGTGGCTGCCGGTGAACGCAGGCAGGATGGTCTCCAGGAGCGTTGTCTTGCCCGAGCCCGAGCTGCCGGTGACGGCGAGGATGGGGAACTCCCGCAGCATGGAGCGCAGCGGGGAGACGGCGAGCCAGGCGAGCACGGGGTCCATGACGGCCGGCGTGTGCAGCGCCCGCATCCAGTTCACTTGTCGGATGTTCCAGTCGCCCTCAACCACGGCCATCATGTCGGCCAGGTGGACGCTGGCGGGCGGCTCGACATAGAGCCAGTAGTCCGGCCCGATCTTGCCGCCGGGCCAGATGAAATGCCCCTCGTGGAGGCCCGCCACGGTGGCCATCTTGCCGGTGGCGAGGAACGGCCCCTCGGCCTGGAGCATGCCGAGGAGGATCTGGGTGTCCTGGTCCGATCCGTACCAGACGCCGCCGTGCCGGGCTGACCAGGCGATGATGCGGGGCTTGCTGGCGAGATCGAACGAGCTGAGCGTGGTGCCGTTGCCGAGAGGGAGGATCACTCCCTCGTAGGCGGTGCCGGTGTCACCCACCAGCTCCCGCTCGGAGCGGAAAGTCCAGTTACTCACCGGAAAGTTCTCCTCCTTGCCGGGCTTGTAGTAGCCACCGCCTTGAGGCTCCAGGTGCTTGTGCGCCTTGATGGCGTGCCGGGCTCCGTTGACGAGGGCCACGATCTGGCCGGGGTTGAGCTTGGCCATGTCGTACCCGTCCGGCATCGGGGCGAGGCGCACGGTGGCGTCTTCCTCGGCCAGGGCCTCGTGCCACCGGATGTTCCCGGCTCGCCCAGCCTGGTCACCGTCAAACGCCAGGATCACGTTGCGGCCCTTCAGCGAGGCGGCTTGCTTCGGGTGTGCGCCGGAGCCGGTGGGCAGGCCGAGCACGACGTAGCGGGGATCGTCTCGGAGTGCGTAGGCGGCGGCCCACGCATCGGACTCACCCTCACACAGCACGACGGTGCGCTCGGGGTCTCGGTCGGCCCACTCGCCGTACAGCACGTCACCGAACTGGGAGCCCGGCGCCGACATTGCTTTGGTGTGGGCGGTGCGGTACTTCATCGTGAGCAGCTCGCCGCCACGGGTCCAGTACGGGATCACGATGGAGCCCAGCTCCTCCCCGATACCGAACCAGTCCACGAGCCAGTCGCCCGACATGGCAAGGCCGGGGTTCGCTGCGGACTTCGCTTCTAGAAACGCATCACGGGTGCCGGTCTGTGCGCTGCCGGCGTTCGCTACCCGTGCTCGAACGGCGTCGATGTCTAGCACCTTCTTGACGCCGGGCTTGGGTCCGGTCCAGCCATCGACGTGGTACTGCTTTAGCAGCTCACGAGCGAGCTTGGCCTTCTCCCCGAAGGCCGTGACGGAGTTCAGCTTGCCGATCATGTCGAGCACGTCGCCATTGACGCCGCATGGATAGCAGCCCCAACGCTCGCCGCCCTTGTCGTCCCAGTAAATATCGAGCGACGGCGAGGAGTCCGGGTGGAAGGGACAGATGGCCTTGACCACTCCGTCCACTTCCTCCAGGTCCACTCCGGCTCTCGTGAGGACGTATCCAATCGGGAGCTTCTTGAGTTCTTCGATGCTGGTGGACGCTCCTGATTGCGAAGCGTCTAGTAGTTCACGCATGTCTGCCAAGCGCCCCCGCCAGGAGTCGAACCTGTCCCATCCCGTTGCGAGGCATCGGTATCGAAACCGAAGCGCTCCTACTAGGGTGGGGCACCACTACAAGGGGCCTAACCCTCCCGGCCGACACTGCACCGGGAGGGGCTGCTGTCAAACCACCAGCAGATCAGATGCCGCCACCCGGACGGGGCGGAAGGCCGGTGTTGGGGTCCAGCGCAATGGGCGCCACGGGCAGTGGAGCGGCTACCGGAGCGACGGGAGCCACCGGGGCCACCGGGGCCACCGGGGCCACCGGGGCCACGGCTACGGGGACCTCCGCCACCGAGGCGACGGGCGCAACCGGGGCGACGGCTACGGGAGCCACCGCTACGGGAGCGACGGCGACGGGCGCCACCACCGGGACGGGAGCGGCAGCCGGCACGGCCGCAGCGGGAGCGGCAGCAGCGCCACCAAACTTGAACGTGTTATCCGTCTTGTCGTTGTTGGTGCCCCAGGTGCGGGTGCCAACGGTGGCGGTGAACACCTGGCCGGTGGTCACTCGCTTGATGTGCTCGACCAACTGGCTGAGGTCGTTCGCTTGCGGGGCGAGCTGGAGAATGTGCTCATTCGGGATGCCGAGGTCGTTCAGCAGCTCGAAGAAGAACCCATTGCCCTTGCCTCCGGGGATGAGGTTGGTGTTGTACCACGAGCTGCCCGTGCTCGGACCGGACACCGCCTTGAACTGAATGCCGAGCTTGGCGCCGCCATCCTGGCGAGCCTTGAAATTGACCGCACCGACTTGGAGTTGGTAAACGCCATCGGTGAGAAGCCCGCCGAATCCGGCGTCTTCTGCCTGCTGAAGCAGGTCGGCCATGCTGGTTGAGTTGCTCATATGGGTGTAATGGTCTCCTCTGTGACTTCCGAGGCCGGCAAGGTACTGGCCTCTGGGTGTTGGTCTGCGGGGTTGGGGACTTGCTTGGCTTTGCGCTTGAGGTTCCCAGCGATCTGGGCGGCGATGGAACTGGACATGGCGAGCTGGATGCGAACGGGCTCCATGATCTCGCCAACGGTGAGAGCATCCACGGTGAGGGTGACGACCTTGATCGGCACTTGGCCCTCCTCGGTGCCGGCGAGGATGCCCTCATTGATCTCTGACGAGGCGACGACGGCCTGGATCATCGGACCCGGCAGTTCAGCAGCGTCCCGACAGCGAACGAGAAGCTGCCCAGGAGGTACCAAACGCTTGCGGCTGAGATGCTCATACGATCAGCCAGTCCTCGGCCAGCAGGTCGGTCTGGCTGGCGAGCCACGGCACCCGATCTCCTTGCACCGTGTGCATGTAGATGTACGGCACCGTCATCCACGAGGTGGGGGTCGGGCGCTGGAGCGTGAGCCACATACCCTTGCCGTTCCACCCCGCCCTACTGATGTCGTTCCCGTCTTTCAGCGCTTCGAGAGCGTCTGAGAAGTCCATTGAGTTCACTCTGCTGTTGCTCCTTGCGGGTTATTGAGGACGATGAGTAGCTCCTGCACAAGTTTCCGTCCCGAGGACTTGTGAGGTATTTCGACAAACATCCCGTAGTAGTCGCTGAGGATGTCGGTATTGTCCTTGGCCACGAATAGGCCATATGGCTGAATTGCAAGTTTCCTGACACCCTCGCCGGTGGCCATGTTCAGCTCGAACTGGAGGAAGCCGACGAGATCGAAGGCATACGCCAATAGGTTGGACATGCCGCCCTCCAGCAACGGACGCTGGCGCCCGTCCTTCATGTGTGAGCCGGAGATGATGACCAACGCCGTGAGTGGGTTGGTCGGGTGCGTGCGAAGGTCCACGTAGTTGTTGACGGTCTGCTCGATCTTGCGGAGCAGCTCGCCCCAGTGCTGTTGCTCGAACTGGCCGGGATTGATGGAGTCCTTCGCCCGCTTCTGGAGCCGACTCAGCGAGTCGATGATGACGGACTGAAAGTAGTGATTGCCGGAGGCGAGCTGTGCGTACACCAGCTCGAACGTGGGATAGTCCCGCACGTTCACGACGATGGTGGTCTCCGTGTCGATGGGGCTCCCATCCTCGAAGGCCGCCGGCAGCGGTGTGCGTGGGTCCCACATGATCTTGCGGCTCGGCGTATAGGCGTGTCGGCCTTCCACGTCGATGAGCAAGCGAGGCCCCGGAGCGCTATCTCCGAGCCAGCTCTTGCCGTGGCCGGACTCTCCGTGGACGAGCATCGTGAGCCGGTTCATGCCAGCCAGTTAGGCACGTAGACGGAGAGGCCCTCTCGGGTCGGCCGAACGGACACGTTGCCGTACTCGTCCCGGAGAGCACCCAGCAAGTTGTGCATGCGCTCCGAGAGGAGCACCTCCTTGAACTTGCCGTGGCCGTGGATGGTGAGGAGTTTCTTCATGCCTTCCCTTCTCGGGCGATGTAGAGCCCGCTTGTCGTGACTGCCCCGTGCCAGTCGTGATCGGTGTCCATGACCGGGCAGATGTGCTTGAAATCGCACCGCCATGAACAGTCCTTCGAGGGAACGGGAGGCCAGTCGTGATGGCGGTCCCGGTCCTGCTCGACGGCTTGGAGCTGTGCAACGATGTCCTCCACCGTGCGGTACAGGTGCCGCCACGAGTTGTTGAGCTGCACCTCGCTGTAGCGCACGGCGTGCCGGCCGTAGAACGGAGGCACGGCTTTGGCGGTGCGCTTCACTTTGCGAAGCATGTTGTGGCGGAAACGGTTGACGTGCTCCCCGAGTGATGCCGAGGCCAGGATGCAGTAGTTGCGGCCCTGGTCGTCAATCTGGAGCATCTCCACCGCAGCGTCGAGCCCGTCCACCGTCTTGGTGTCCTCCACGATCAGTTCGTTGGTGAACGTGTCCCGGATGAGGTGATCGACCCGGCCCGTGATGATGACCCGATCACCGAGAATCGGCAGGGGCATCACTACCTCGAAGGGGATCTCCACGCCGACCGTCTCTTCGCCAGCGTTAGCTGCCGTCTCGGCCAGCCAGTCCACGTATCCCGCCACCATGATGCGGGAGAGGACGTACACCTCTTCCCACTCCTTGCTCCACGGCAGCCCGAGAGCGGCCGTCAGCTCTTGGTGCGCCTTCTTGGCGGCGTCCATGACCGGCAGGGGCTCCAGCCCCTTATTGATGGCCTCCACGCCGAGGTGGACCTGAGTGCCCACGTCCCGCTTGCCGCTGAGCGGCTTGTCGGACGGCGGGAACTGATAGCCGGTGCCGTCCAGGCCGTAGCTCAGCAGCGTGCCACGAGGGCACACCTTGTGGGAGTGAATCCAGCTCTGCCGGATGTAGCGGTCAGTCACGGTAGAAGAAGCTCTCCGCCATCTCATCCCGTGCGGCGCCCCGGAAGGTTTCTCGGTCGGCATAGATGGCCTCAAGGTTCACGTTGAGCCAGGCGTACTTGGCTCGTTGCTCCTTGGCCCGCACCGGGTCCTCGTCCACGGGACCGGGCAGCATGTACCAAGCAATGCGGGTCTTCGGGTCGGGTGACGGCAGCACGGCGGCCGGCGGATCGAAGCAGCGCTTCATCGTGCCCTCACGATCCGGCGGTAGCGCCGCAGCTCGTCCTTCATCTCGGCGCCGAGGTGCATGGCCTCGTTCTCGATGGCGGCCTCGAAGTCATCGTCCGTCCGTTGGATGACGTACTCTGCCGAGATGCGGATGGCTCCGCATATCCGAATACTCCCGTCCTCACCGATGCCGTATTCGTAGGTGACTTCTTCCATTACTTTGCTCTCCTTCTCGAAGCGACGTATTCACGCCATGCCTTCCGGCTCTCGGCGCACGGGGTTGTGTTGTTGCGCTTGTGTCGGCGGTAGTCCTGCCACGTCCCGTCACACGCTTTGAGCGTGCGGACACGGACGTGCTTGGCGCCGATGTGTCCGTTGAGTGCGGCCTCCGTGCGGAAGTCACACATGCAGTGCGGGCAGTTAGGCAACGGGTGCGAGGGCCTCCCAGCCCTCATCTCGCACGACCTGCTGCATGACCAGCTCCTTGGCGTTCGAGTTCTCCAGCCGGTCCTCATCGACCGTGCCCTCGGTGATCACAAAGATGATCTCCAGCGAGTCGGCCGTCTGGCCGATGCGGTGGATGCGGTCCACGAATTGGAGATTGGCCGTCATCTTGTGGCTGGCCTGGAGCACGACAAGGCGCCGGGCTCGGGTAAGGGTGATGCCCTCCGCCCCGGCGCCGAGGCTCACGAGGGCCACCTGATGGACGCCGGCCTGGAACTCAGCGACAGCTATGTCCCGTGCGGCGCCCACCACCGCAC